TGAAGTGTGTTTGCCGTAGAGATGGAGGGTTCGAGTCCCTCTCGCCCCACCCCCAACTAGTCACTAGGAGGTGACAAACAATGAGCAAGATCATCCGAAACATGGTCAGCACGAGTAGCCTCAATGACCGCTTCATCAGCGAGGTGCTGACTCGGTCCTGCGGGGCCAACGAGGAGGGCACAGAGATGGGTTTCACCGTCCATCTCTGCTGTGAGTCCTTCGACGTGGAGGTGCGCGTCAGGAAGGGTGACCCGCACTACACCCCGAGTGGGGAGTTCGTGTACAGGGAGTACACCATCTCCTCATTCACCATCAGAGAAGAGAGCAGAGAGGAGAGCTGATTATGCTCACCAGAGGGCGACGGACAACTCTTTGTCTGTACGGCAGGGCGTACGATGAGCCGGTTTGTATGTTCTACCCTAACACCCCAAAGGGTAGGGAAGACATGAGATATTTCGTCGACTACTACGGTGATGACGACAACGCCGTGTGGATGTTGATGGTCATAGAAGTTCCTTACAAGGAACTCAAGTCGTTCCACGTCATGTCGGAACCGGATACGAAAAAGATCTTGGCTAACCGTTAGCCAGGGAAGGGAGCAGTAATGAGAACCAGAAAGAAGGCCCGAGCCATCGGGTCGGATCGGTGGGGCACCATCTACCGATTCGGACTCTACGAGGACATGGATATCCTCCAGCAGGAAATCCTTGCCATAGAAGAGCTCAAAGAGCGGCTCGCCAAGGCCGCTCAAGTTCTAGTGACTAACACTAGTCACTAGCAGAAAGGAGAAAAACGGTGTCGGACCGCAACTCCCAATCCGAAGCCAAGATGTGGCGTATCGCCGCAGGAGGGTTAGCGCACGAACTCGAGGCGTTGATGCTCATGCTCAACGCCACGGTGTTCAAAGACAACCCGCTGCCCATGGCGCCTTCCGTCAACTTGTACAAGTTGACGGTGAAGGCAATCGAAGCCGCCAACAATGGCGACGCAGAAGAGATGGGACGAGTCATGCGTGAAGCGCGACAGTTCGTCGGCATTCAAGGCGAAGACTTCTGATGCCGAAGTGCACGATGTGCCAAAGTCAAGTACCGAACGTGTTCGGTGATCATGACTTTGGCACTGTCCAGCCCGACAACGGGCTACACATCTCCATCCACACAGGATACGGGATGTTCGATGATCCGATGGATGAGGAGGTCATCGAGACCTTACAGACAGTCGTGCTGTGCCACGACTGCTCGGTGAGAGTCATCAACCTCTTCCCTGAGGAGTTCAGGAAACTGTTTCAAGGAGGCCACCCGTACAACGGTGACACTCCATGTTGCAGTTTCGCATGGTCGGCGGACAGTCACGCGTCGCACGCGTGACGCCGTCCAATGAAGAAACTCATCCGGCATACCTGCGGGTATGCGCTCGATCTCCTGTGCCGAGCAACTGGGCACAGGTACTGCATGACGCTCGGGGCTAAGTCGTGGCACCTGCTTAACGACTAGTCACTAGCGGACACAGGGGTGCGTCTGTTCAACGCACAACACCAACCCCAATGAGAAAGGACCACACAGTGGAAAACACCACATTGCCCGAGTGCTGGCAGGAGGTGGCCGACGCTGTGTCGGCTGGCATCCGTCAGATCATCTTGTTCGGCCCTCCCGGGACCGGCAAGACATTTACGGGTACGCACTTCAACCTCAACGAGGCTGGTGCGTTCCGTGTCATCTGTAACGAGGACATGACCGACGCAGACGTGACCGGTCACTTCATGAACAGCCCGCAGGGCTTCGTCTGGAACGAGGGCGCCGTCCTTCGTGCCTGGCGTGGCAACGGTGCTGTGGGTGGTCGAGTCGTCGCTGACGAGATCGACCGCGCCAGTGGTGACGTGCTCTCAAAGCTGTTGGCAATGTTCGACAGCCCCGATAGTGCGTCGTGGACTCACCCCGTCACGGGTGAGGTCGTGCGCCCCATGCCCGGGTTCTCGGTCTTCATGACCACCAACCTGGAAGACATGACGGAGTTGCCGACTGCGCTCACGGATCGTTTCGCCGTGCGCATCCGCATCGACCAGCCCCACCCGGACGCCCTCGCACTCCTCGACGAGGATCTGCGTACCCCGGCGTCCAAGTCGGCTGACGCGCCTGGTGACAGGCGTATCTCCCTCCGTGGTTGGATGACGTTCCAGGACGTCCGTCGTGTCCACGGTGACGAGCGTGCGGCTCGACTCGTGTTCCGCCACATGGCGGACTCGATCCTCGATGCCATCCGCGTCAACGCAGTCACTAGTCACTAGGAGGTGACCCCAATGTCCGGTGCCCGTGTACCGGCATTCCCCGACTGGCTGGATCGGGAGGACGCTGACTCACGCAAGTGGTCAGTGTCCCCCGGTCACGCCGGGCCGGGCGGTGCCAGGACTGACGTCGCTAACAAGCGTATGGCAGTCCCTCTCGATGAGTCTCCTCTCGGTCGCTCAGTGCGCATCCGTGAGATGGTCAGGGCCAAGTTGTCCCCTGCCCACCTTGCTGCTGCCCCTGAGGATTGGGAAGAGGTGCCAAGCAACTACCGTGACATGGCCGAGGCACTACGTGCCAACGTCGTCGCCAAGACTGTGTACTCCGGTTACACAGCCAAGTGCGGTCACGAGAAGTTCCTTGCCGAGCAAGCAGTCAAGTCCCTCGATGCTAACTCCATCATGGACTTGATCGTGCGCACGGCTCACACCGACGCAGCACGGTCAGTGATGACCAACCTGCGTAAGGCTGCCAAGGACAACCCCAAGGTGCTCAGGTTCATCAACCAGGTGAACGACGCGTGCAAGTACTACCGGTTCCACGAACGCTTTGTGGATAACGAGTACTGGACGCACAACACCGCGGGGGACTCCCTTACCGGTGGTGACTACCAGTCGTACACCCTTGCCCAGTCTTTGGCTAATATGGGTGGCACTCAGCTAGTGCCTAGCGCACCTGGTGACCTCAAGGTTGACGAAGGTACCGAGCGTACCTTGTCTGACGCTGGGTTTGCCAATCTCATCCTCGACAAGGTTCCGCTCACCGAGCGTGTCGCAGGCAGGCTTGGGCGCAAGCGCATTGCCACCAACATCGGTGTCAACCCACGGCGTATCAATCGCATGCTCACTGACCCTGACATGCGTATCTTTGACCGCCGTGCCCGCAACATCGGTGGGGTTATCCTCATCGATCAGTCGGGGTCGATGCGCCTCAGCACCGACGACATCTGGGAACTCATCAAGGCCAGCCCTGGCTGTACCATCATCGGTTACAGCCACCATCCTGGCACTGATGATGTACCCAACGTGTGGGTGTTGGCCGAGCGCGGTCACGTGTGCGCCGAGGTTCATAGCGGCAACGGTGGCAACGGTGTCGACGGTCCGGCGCTGGTGTACGCGTTGTCCAAGCACAAGAAGGGCGAGCCCTTCATCTGGGTGTGCGACGGTTACGTCACCAACCAGTACGACGACTACACGCCCAGGGGTGCGGAGTTCTGCCGTGCCTTTGTGCGTAAGCATCGTATCCACATGGCGTACGACGTGCGAGAGGGTATCGAAGCCCTCAAACAAGTTCGTGACGGCAAGAAGTTGCCAACACGGCTGACCGGCAGCCTTAACGACGGCCGCTAGTCGCTAGCCAACAGGGACGGGCGCACGCCGCAATCGTGCGCCCGTCCCATAACCAACAGAAAGGAAACCCCATGCTTCCTGCTATGGAGCGTCCTCCCAGCGGAGTCATCGTCTTCGCTGACGAGGAAGGCAACTGGGTTCTCTCGGCTAACAGGGTCAGCATGATCACTGTGACCGAAGAGGTCCGGCGCATGATGAAAGCCCAAGCAATCGCCATGACAGACATGGACGAGCACGAGATTGACGAGCGTATCCCGCCTATCGGTGAGGAGATCGGTCGCATCGAATCAGCCAACCGTCAGGTCGCATCTCTGGATGAGGCCGCATCGATCATTCCCTTGCTTTGGGAGTGGATCATGGGGTTCTCCGACGACCTGCCCCAGGAAATGGAGAAAGAGTGACACCCACAGTTCAAGACCTCTGGTCACACATCAGCAACAAGATCGCCAACAAAGTGGTCGATCCTTACAAGGATTTGCTGGCAACGATCATTCCAATAGATGAGAACGGCAAGTTCTGTGCCCACATAACGGCAGATGACAAGCCTGAGTACAACGGTGACAGCTACGACATGATCAGGGCTCTGTGTTTCACCACGGAACTACTGCCCACCAGGTCGTTCGGGTACATGTGCCCGGCGTTAGCCCGTGACCCGGAGAGCGGAGAGGTCTTGATGACCATCATCTCTTTTGCCCTCGTCGTCGAACACGGCAACGTTGTGTTCGGGTACTGGAATCTCGACACCAACGAGGTCGAGTACATGGACGATGAACAGAGCAAGGAATACGCGGGCGAGTTGCCCATTGCCTTGTCTGCCCTATCCCTCAAGTGGGAACTCGACAATGGCGGATTGGGTGCGGTGGGTGACGCCATGCGTGACGCCCTCAGGGCGGCAGAGCGTGCGCGTGACGCCCTCAAGAAAGTTGTGGAAATGGAGAAGAACGACTAGTGACTAGCGAACGTCGTACACGAACTAACGTGGCTGACGCGTGGCAGTTCATACGCCAGCGTCAGCCATTCAAGACCAGCGGTGCCCTGTGGGGTACCAGGGAAACTTACGGGTCGGGGCGGCTAACTGGTTTCGAACTGCTCCAGTTCCGCAGGGCAGTCGAGGAGGGTCACATCGATTTCATCGTGATGTCGTACAACACCCCGATTGCCTGGTATAACAAGACCCTCAAGAAGTGGCACATTGTGAACGAAAAGTTCTCAGTCACCACTAGTAAGCATCAAACAGTCACAAGGAGAGCTGTCTCATGATCACACCCCCTCTCGAAGATGAGGATGTAATACTTGTCGTCGTACCACTTTCATATGTGATGCTCCTGGAGAGCATCGTCACGTTTGACCCTGACTGGGCAAGCAGTGAGGACTGGGAGCGCATCGACGGCCTTCGCGGCATCACTATCGAAGACACCGAGGTGCTTTGCGGACGTGGCCTGCTGGAAACGGCATGGGATCCTGAAATGGACAGTGATGAACCACGGGATTACACCATGATTCCAAACAGGCCCGAGGTGTCCAGGTACAGCCTGGCACAACTGGAGGAAAATGCAGATGACGAGTGAGCTAGTCGCTAGCGACGATGAGGTGGTCAAGGAAGCCCTGCGCATCATTGACGCCGCCCTGTCCGAATACGGCAAGAACAGCATTGTTCCTGGTGAGGCTTTCAAGGATTGCCTGCTAGACCTGAGGCTTCTTATGGCCTCCAAACCACAGGAGAACCCCCTTGCTGAGTAAAGCAACAGTTGTTGTGGGCTTGGCCGCACTGTCAGCATGCAGTGCGGTCGAGTCCAACAACACGACCACAATGGCACCGCTTACGACAAGCACCGTCGCAACCGTGCCACCGTCCAATACAACGTACTACTCGCCAGCAGAAATCGCCTTTGTTGACGATGTGTATTACCACTATGGGGCCTTTGTTCCATTGAAGGCTGACGACCTTCTCGAGTTCGGAGACTCATGGTGTTTTGCTCTGGAATCAGGAATGGGTGGCTCTGATGTATCAGAACGCATAAGAGAAGGCGCTATCGATAACGATGACGCAAATCTTCACTATGCGATCGTCAGGGCTGCGGTGTTCAACCTGTGCCCCGAGCAGCAATACAAGTGGGTTGAAGTAGATAACAGCAGATAAGGAGAGGTAATGCGCGAAAAGCACGAAATGGCTTACAGCATGATGCGGTTTCCAGGTAAGGAACCCGACATCAAGGACTTTTTTCCTAACGGGATCAATTTCCGTGAGGACGACTGGGGCCCTGACGAGGTGGAAGAGTTGTACCTGTATAAGCAGGAATGGTTTTGGTACAACGTAGGTCAATCGGCAATCCGTGATGAGAGCATTCCATCCGTCACGTACCTGACCCGAATCATGAACGAAATCGGGTTCAACGGTGAGGAACTCAGCCAAACCGGGGGAGATAGGTATGACGAAGAGTTATTCGACAGGCTCCTGTTTGCCGGTTCTATCGTCCACGAGGATCGTGAGTGGCAATCGCTTTCTGACGAGGAAAAGCAGTGGCGTACTGAGGTCCGCCAGGGCATCAACAAAGAGTTCAACGACCCCGACTCGGAGTTCAGCCAGGTCATCAACGAGGCCATAGCAGCCGCTGAAAAACGAGACGAAGATGTGAACTCTCTTGGCCACATCTTTGACAAGGTTGAAGAAGCCCCAGAAGATTGATCGTTGCGGGTGGGGGGATCTCGGTGTTCCCTCATGTAGTACCTGAAAGCCGGGGGAAGCGCCACCCTGTACTAGGCTTGACGGCTCGGAGAGACGAGCACCCAGCTAGTAACTAGAAGGAGAACCACATGACTAGGCACATTTGCCTTACCTCCAACAAAGGTGGCCAAGGTATCACCACCACCACCTTGTTGTTGGCCCGAAGTTTCGAAGAGCAGGGCCTCACTGTCGCAGTCGTAGACCGCGTCGATGGCGACCTGCGGGCAGCAATGGGTGTACCGTACACCGATGACGCCAGTTACCGAGTAACCGATAAGGTTACGTGGCATCGCTATGGGTCAGTTGCCGAGGCTGACGTAGTCATCTACGACAACTGCGTACCGCATATCAACAAGTACGAAACGTACGTGGTTGTGCGTAACTGCTACCTGTCTATCAGGCGCAACATGGACACACCTGGTGATGGCGTAATCGTTGTGTTGGATAAGGCACGAGCCCTTACCGATTCTGATGTACAGTCAGTACTTCGTAAGCCTGTGTCTGTGGTGGTGCCCATCGACAACGCCATCGTCAAGAAGGTGGATGCTGGTCTGTTCGACAGGCTCCCCACCAAGTTCACCATCAACCCACTAGTAACTAGCTAAGGAGAACCACATGAAGAAGTACAAGTTCAAGATCCACGCCACGGTCAGCATGACTAGTGAAAGCATCTTTGATCACTTGATCGGATCAGGTGCCAGTTGTTATCCGTGGTGGAGAACAGTTGATCTGACCGATGAGGGGTTTCTACTCCTTGAAGCGGACAGTGAGACCGACATCGATGGAGTAGAGCCCCCCGTCAGCAAAACTTTGACCATCGACGAGGTTGTTGCAGGGATTCAGGCTATGCTTGACGACCCCAAGTGCCCCGAGTCGGTCACGTGGGGATTCCAGCATGACGATATTGACTCGGACGCAGCCGACGTGATTCTTCAGACGCTGTTGTTCGGCCAGCCAATATTCGCATAAAGTCGGCGGCGTGTAGTAACACGCCAACGAACGGTCTTGTTCGCAAGACCAAAACGAGCCGCCATCGTGGCGGCGTCCATAACCCCAGGGTTCTCGAGCCCCTGGTCATCCAAGATAGGAGGGTTACTTTGAAAGTAACGCTTGAAACAATCACCCCGCAGGACGCCGAACGGCTACTGCAGACGAACACCGGTAACCGCACGATTCGCAAGAACCGTGTGGCACTGTACGCCAAGCAGATCATCAACGGTCAGTGGCGTGCAACCGGTGAGGCAATCAAGTTCAGCAAGACCGGCCGTCTTATCGATGGCCAGCACCGGCTCCACGCCATCGTAGCGGCGGGTATTCCTGCCCAGTTCCTGGTCATCCGTGACCTGGAAGACGACGTGTTCAAGGTGCTGGACAGCGGTTTGACCCGTGGTGCCAGCGATGTTGTGCGTGCTCTCGGCATGGGTAGCGCAACCGATGCCAGTGCGATCACGCGCATGTACCTAGTGGCTAGCAGTGGTCTTAACCCTGCTAACACGAACGTCATGAGTCTCGTCACCAAGACTGACATCGCCAACTTTGTGGAGGCCAACAAGGAGTTGCTGTCGGACACGACTGCCATCTCCCGCAATACCCGCAACGCAGTAGGTGGTGCCACCACCGCATGGGGAGCGGCTCGTCTTCTTGCCTCCGATACGGTCGGAGTTGAGGAGTTCGACAAGTTTGTTGCCGGAGTTACCTCTGGTGCCGGTCTCGATGCCGGTGACCCCAGGCTCGCTCTGCGCAACTGGCTCAGCCGTAACTTCAAGCCAACCGCTAGCGGTGTTACTAGCGCCGTTCACCTCGGTACGTACATGAAGGCGTTTGTTGCGTACCTCAGGGGTGAGCGCATCCACATGCTTCGTGTGTGGGATTCCAGCAAGCCCATGCCGATGCCAGCAATCACCTCTGCTTCGGCAGCGGTCACGTTCTACCCCTGATCAAGGGGTAGGTATGTAGAAGTGGTGCCCCGGCTAGTCAATAGCTGGGGCACCACTCAACAACAAGGAGAACCACCATGACATCAACCGTTGAACACAAGTTCAAAGCCTTTGAAGAGGCTTATGAAGTGGCGTGCGACTGGGACTCAGTACACTCACTGTGGACTATCAGTCCAGAAACGAACGGCCCTGCCATAGCCGTGCATGTAAAAGATTTCGAAGAGCCGTACGAAATGATTGACACTTTTGTTGATCTCGGCGTTGAAGGTAGGGCGATGGCTGTCATGTATGGGTGGGCTGCTCCCTACCGTAATACAGGCGATGACACCACGCGTCCGTCCGAGCATTCAAAACGAATCAGGGTCAGGTTGTACATCTTCCTCGATCACGGTACGGTGTACACCGCCATGCGTATGAGAGGTGGAGAGTTGGACACCGACATAGGAAACTCTGGTGGACCACTGGACGAGGCAATCAAAGAAGCAATCACCAAAAGGAATAACAAATGAGCACCAAAATCAGTATTCACAAGGACACACACCACGACGCCAACGTGGAGTTGCAGTCCACTACTTACGACAAGGACAGTGGTTCCGCCATCCGGTTCCACACGATTGACCTGACATACTCTGGCACCAGCGTTGTCTTGTTCATGAACGACGATGAGTCACTCATCGACGCCCTCCACAGCATCATCCGGGGCGCGGAAGCCAAGCTCAACGAGATGATGGCGTTGGACTTCTAGTGACTAGCAACTTCCGTGACGGGGCCTGTTACATCGTTATAGGCCCCGTCACATGGGAAGACACCGGCAAAACCGAATACCACACGATTGTTGTCGATCCATCTTTGGGGTATGACCCTGACATTGACCCCGACGACGACGAAGTCCTCTATGTGGCTGAGTCTGCTGGAGAGGTATTCGACCTAGTTGCAAACAGACAAGATTTGTACGGTTCATCTCTTGGGTGGGTTCTTAACGACATTACCTGTGTCAAATACATGGGAGATGTTTACGAGGGAGCCGCTGCCTGGGACATGTTAGAACAAATACATTTGGAGGAAATAAATGCCTAACTGGTGTTCCAACAACACAACGGTGTACGGCCCTAAGGATAAGCTTCAAAAGTTTATCGATAAGGTAACACCGGCTAACAAGAAGCTTCATGGTGAGGTGTCTTTGAAGCGGTTGATGCCGATGCCAATGATTCTTCGCAAGCCACCTAAGCATCTGACTCACAAGTTTTCAAAGTTCCCCATTAGCCAGGAAGAAAAAGAAATCGCTGACGCTAAGGCGGAGGAATACACGGCTTTGTGTATTGAGAAAACCGGATACCCAGACTGGTACCCATGGGCTGACAACAACTGGGGGACCAAGTGGGGTGACTGCGAAACTAGCGTAGCCGTACCACTGTCTCCGCTTACGGGAGCAATCGATCTCTGGACTGGTGCCAATGACATACATTACATCGAGTTCAATTACGACACAGCTTGGGGCCCATTCTCCACGACATTCTGGGAAAAGGTTTCAAAGAAGTACAAAGACTTAGTGTTTGTAACTAAGTTCACTGAGACAGGAATGGATTTCCTAGGTGTGTACATCACACGTGGTGGTGTTACCAAGGTGGCTATCGAAGAGAGAATCAGTGAGATTATCGTACCTGGGGAGGATGAGGAATGGGACGACAGCGTGTGGTCACAGATTTACGACTTCCTGTACGAGAGAGAAAAACTAGGAGTAATGAAGGTTGGGCTATGCCTACGGTAACTTTGTCAAGCAGACGGTACATTTACTACACGTACCTAAAAGAGCTAGTGATGCTGGCTGTTGCGTCACGTACTTTGTTGTACGGCAATCACACTGTGTTTCAGATACTGGCTTTGCTAGTGACTATCCACTGTCTAGCCAAGTTAGTGCTCACTACTGTGTACGCACAGTGGCGAGCAGAAAACAACTGGGCCACCGAAGTTGATGTTCCTGACGACATCTTGAGGCGGTGACTGTATGACGCCCTCAGTATCAACGACCACGCTTCTTCCACACCAGGAAGAAGCCGTGGGCTTTGTCCTTGCCAACCAGCATGCTTACCTGGCCTTGGACATGGGGCTAGGTAAGACTGCCGTGGCCATCAGTGTCATATCCAGGGTAGCGGCTAGCGGGCTGTGTCCGGCTCTTGTAGTTGTGCCCCCCTCTTTACGGACAACTTGGGTAAAGGAGATACATAAGTTTGCTCCACACCTCAAGGTGCACGTAGTAAAGGGTATGCACACCAGCCCGTTGCCTGTCGCTGACGTTTATATCATCGGTGACTCCGTGATCAGTGAGTGGGTAGACCCGAAAGACCCCAACTCGTTGCTGGGTAAGTTTCGGGTGATCGTCGTGGACGAGGCACATCGAGAAAAGAACTTCAGTGCACGCCGTACCAAAGCGGTCATGAGGCTATCCAGTACTGTCAACGGTATTCGGTTACTTATGTCAGGTACCCCAGTACCTAACGGGCGTAACCAAGAGATAGGGACACAGATTGACATCCTCGGTGACAAAGCATGGAAAGCAATCGGTGGCAAGAGCAAGTTCTGGAACTACTACTGCCCCGTAGAGCGTGACGCCAATGGCAAGCTAAACAAGTACGGCAAGCGAGCCAACATCGACTCTCTCGGGCTTCACGAAGCACTGACGTCTTCGTTCATGCACCGTCGCAAACGTGGTGATGTCCTAAATCTGCCCAACAAAGGTCGCGCACCTTTGTACACCGAGGGCATGGGCAAAGCCGTTGACGACTATTTACTAGCTGAGCGTGACCTTATCTCTTACCTGGCTGGTGAGGGTAAGAACTGGCGTGCGGCTGTACGTAACGAGGCGCTGGTCAAGATCACCACCATGCGCAAGCTTGCTGGTGAGTGCAAGGTCAAAGCAGTTATCGAACACGCAAAAGAGTTTCTTAATGATACGAAGCACAACGATATACCGCCAGGGTTATTCATTGTTGCTGAACACCACAGCGTCATGGACCCGTTGTTCGAAGGGCTCGAGAGTTACGGAGCCGTCATGTACAACGGGCACATGCGAGATACCGATAAGGATGAGTCCGTCGAACTGTTTACATCGGGAGACGCTCGAGTCCTGATCGGCCAGATCAAGTCAGTAGGTGTAGGACTTACCCTGCACGGAGGAGGGAGAAACCACAATGTAATCATTGCCCAGTTGCCCTGGTCTCCAGCTGATCTGACTCAGGCCGAGGACAGGCTGCACCGAATAGGGCAGATATCAGACGTTGACGTCGAGATATGCCTAGCCAGTATCGATGGAACCTGGACTATCGACGAACGCCTGTGGGCGCTTTTAGAACAGAAAGCGTTTTCATCTGGAGAGATAGTCGACGGTAAGGGCGAGTTCTTACTGGACGAACTTCAAGACAGTCTCATCGACACATACCGCTAGTAGCTAGGAGGAAACATGCCAATCATCAAATCATCCACCAAAGGTGAGTTGCTCACCACGGTGATCTTTACTGAGAAAGAGATCAAGTCGTTGATCCATATGCTCTCTAGTGGGGCATTCAACGCAGATGACGAAACGTACGACGCAGTCGAGTCTTTGCAAGACATGCTGTACGCCTTCACCATCGACATTAATTACGTGTGACTTCGGTCACACGTAATTAATTGCAACGACCTACCTTATGAAGATAAGGTGGGGATCACCACCAACAACAATAAGGAGAACCACAATGGTTGCAGCCAAAGCCCTGCACAAGGGCATGTCTGTCATCGTCAACTCGGGACCTTTCAAGGGTTTGACGGCTACGGTCGTCAATCCTGAGGTGTTCCCCGACGGACACCCTGACCAGCGCAAGGTTGTCGTTGATATCAACGGCGTTGGGGAAGTCAACATCATCCCCAAGCAGTTGAACATCGGCACCGGCCTTACCCCCACGGTCAGCACGATGACTACCCATGACGAGCCTTACCTCAAGGCGCCCAAGGTGGTTTCGGCCACCACCCCCATCACCTCCCTCGACGACCCGGCACTCGACCGTTGGCGTCCGTCCCGGCCCAACTTGCTCAAGGAGTACGTCAGCCGTACGCTCCCTGACGGCAAGCTTGACACCGACGTCATGCTCACCCTGTGGCGTGATGCACGTGTCAACGGGTACGCCCCCAACGTTGGCCTTGTTGGTGACACCAGCACCGGTAAGACCATGCTCGTAGAAGTCATGGCCCATCTCGTCGCTAAAGAGATGGGGTTGGCTAAGCCCCTCCCCATCTTCCTGCTCGCCGGTGACAGCGCCATCACTGACCACGACATGTTCGGCCAGTACCGTCCCGACGAGAACGGTGACCTGGTGTGGATGGAAGGCATCGTTGCGCTAGCCGCT